CTGAACGCCATGGACGTGGATCAGCTGCGCCGCTGGTTCCGCCGCATGAACAACTACGGCGCCGCGTACCGCCGGGAGTGGGGCAGTGACACGCACGAAAACCAGTCGCGCCACCTGCTGTACAGCGACCGGATCTGTGAGTACTGGAACCAGCGGCAGCGCGTAGGAGACGTAGCAAAACGGGTCGCTTGACCAAATGATGAGTGTTCCGGTACCTTTTCCCCAAGTTGCAAAGTTACGCCCAGCTCCCAGAAACCCGCCAAGTGCGGGTTTTTTGTTGCCTGGAATTCAATCCTGAGCCTCGCCGTCGTGCGGGGCTTTTTCGTTTCTGGGGTACGCAAATGGCAGAGCCAAGCAGCGGTGCAGTGTTGGCCGCTCAGGCGGCTGCGGGTGTGGCAGGGGTCACCGGTGTTACGGCGGCGAGCATGATGCCCGGCGTTGATGTGAACGCGGTTGTTGGTGCGTTCGCCGGCGCCATGTTCTTCGTGGTGTTCGCCAAGGATCTGAAGCCACTGGCCCGGTTCGGCTACTTCATCGCGTCCTGGGTGCTGGGCTATTACGTGGCCAGCGAAGTCATCGGCCGCGAATGGGCCAGGACTTCCGGCCTTGTCGCATTCTTCGGTGCGCTCTTCTGCGTGGCCGTCTGCATCAGTCTTCTGGAGTGGATCGAGGGCGGCAAAATGCCCGGATGGCTGCAATGGGTCGCCGAGAGATTCGGAGGTAGCCGCAATGGTTGACCCATGGACTTTGGCCGCAGCTGCGATCTGTGGCGCGATCTGCTTTCGCATCGCGTTCTATCAGCGTCATGGCGCCCGCTATCGCGCCGGAGTTTCGTGGTGCGCCTACGCACTGGCGGCCGCAACCGGCTGCGAATGGCTGTCGGTGGTGATGGCCGTCCTGATGGCCCAGCCGACCACGGCAGTTTCCCCGTTCATCCTGATCGTGCTGCTGGTGCTGCTGGTGCTGGTGTACCGCGCCGGCGGCAACGTCGCCCGCATCCTGAGAATCGACTGATGAAAATCACACCCTCCCACCTGGTGGCGATCATGCGCTGCCAGGACGCCACTGCACGCCTGTGGGCTGACCCGCTGAACAACGCCTGCGATCGGTTCCAAATCGACACACGGCTGCGCCTCGCCGCGTTCCTGGCTCAAGTCGGGCACGAAAGCGGGCGCCTGTCCCGCGTCGTCGAGAACCTGAACTACAGCGCCGAGGGCCTGCAAAAGACCTGGCCGAGCATGTTCGACGCCAAGCTGGCGGCGGAGTACGCCCGCAAGCCTGAGCGCATCGCGAACGCCGTCTACAACGCCCGCATGGGCAACACCGCACCGGGCGACGGCTGGAAGTTCCGGGGCCGTGGACTGATCCAGATCACCGGGGCGAGCAACTACACCGCGTGCGGCGCTGCGCTGAAGCTCGATCTGCTCACCCATCCAGAACTGCTGGAGCGGCCGCAGCATGCCGCAATGTCGGCCGCGTGGTTCTGGGACAGCATGAACCTCAACGCCTTGGCCGACGCCGGCGACATCCAGAACATCGGCAGCCTGATCAACACCGGCCGTCGCGGACGTGTGCCGCACGGTGCCGAAGAACGCAAAGCGCTGTACCAGGTCGCGCTGAAGGTGATCGTGTGAAGATCCTCGCCGGTGTCTGCGCCGCTCTGTTTTTCGGCTTGCTGCTGGCGCTATGGCGCCTCGACAACGTCGGCACGAAGCTGTCCACGGCCACCGAGCAGGTCACCACACTGACCAAGGCCGCCGAATCCCGCCGCAACACCCAGCGCCTGCTGGCCCAGCTCGACACCGAACACACAAAGGCCCTGACCGATGCCCAGACCGCTAACAACCAGCTTCGTACTGCTGTCGCTACTGGCGCTCACCGGCTGTCCGTCAAGGCCGCCTGTCCCGCAGTGCGAGCCACCGCCGGCGCCGCCCGCGTGGATGATGCAGAAGCGAGAGCCGAACTTGACCCCGCGTCTGCTGAAAGAATTGTCGCCACCGCCAACGACGGCGACGACGCAATCCGCACCCTGACCGCGCTGCAGGACTACGTCAGCCGAGTCTGCCTGAAAGGAAACTGAGCCATGCCCCAATTCAAAGTTCGCACCGAAGCCGATACCCGTGACGTCGATGCCGAGCGCATGGAGTTTTCCGAAGGTGGCG